CTAGAAAAAGTTTTCAAAACTATATTCACCCCACTATTATATTTTAATTAGTGGAAAAGCTTCAACGCCACCGAATACCCTCACCTGGTACTCGAAAGGACTGTTGATTCACAAAAAACCAAAGTCCGGGGCTACGGCCCCACGTTGTTTTATGCCGCTGGCACAGGCATATCATACTTAAACATCGTTGGGACGTTTAAGAAGAAAAAGACTGAATAGTCAGTGCCTGCTGCAGCATAGATATCAATAGATGTAGAAGAGTCAACATTGAAACTTTGAGTTGCCGGACGAGATGAAACTGTCACTAACATTGAGTCAGTAGACGTGTCATCATCATCAGCTAAAGTTCCATAGACTGTCCTTGGATCAGTTGATATCATACGGTATAAACTATACATAGGAAGCATAAAATTTATTCCATTTTGAGTATGTGCATTCTGTAGGATTAATCCTGCTGCACCACTCTCCTGGAAATAATATTGAAAATACCTCCGCTTGTTGTCAGTTACACCGGGTTCTAGATAATCTAGAGTTGCACCAATACCAGTATGCGTACGTTTCTGTCTAGAAATCGTAATGCATGATGACTGTATGGTGCGATTAACATTTACGCGATATAGAATACTACCTCTGGTACCTATAAAGCACTTGCTTATCCACGTTAATGGAATGTTAAAAGCAAAGTTAGCTGGATAATTTGTTCCCGGTGTGATTACACCAGGCGCCGTTGACACCCCAGCTGGATCATACCCATAATAAGGTATTTTCTTGGGCAACGACCATTTATTTTGTTGGAAGGGTTTATCACCATTGATATCCTGCCTTCCAATAGCAGAATAAACATAACAGGTTCTCCTCATAAGAGGTCGCAATGATTTAGTGACTTCTCCCATATACACAGAATGAAGATTGGCTGTATCATGTGCTACTCCTTCAATCGTAGTAACATTGGGACAATCAGTTCCATAAAGCAATTCCTCTGATTGAGGAACAAAATGGGACCAAGTTCTTTCTATATTTTGAGGGGAAGCAAACTCCAAATTCTCTGCACCTCTAACAAAAATTGCAAGAGAAACAGAGTTTGCAGCTTGAGGACCAGTTAAATCATTATACACTCTAACATTCAAGATACCATTATCAAACAATAAATTATGCGTATAAGCAGCGGACCCATCACGAATATTTGATATAATATTGGATGGATCGTGCTTGCAAAATGCAGTTGCTTGATTATAAGGAATTCTGATCTCAAAATCCTGCTCATCCGCTATGTCAACAATTTTTGTAAACACAACATTGGTTGAATCAGGATTAGTATACAAATTCCCATCTGGATCCCAAGAAATTCTGAGACGCCCTTTATGATAACGAGAGGCAATAACTTTAAATCGAAAAATTATATCTCCTCTCCAATAAGAGAACATTTCTGATACCATAGCCATTGGAGTAAGATAATATCCTCGAACACCACCATCTAAAGATGATTGAAGGTGCTGAGGTGTTACTCGCGCTTGCATGATAACATCATTGTAAACATTGGCATCAGTCCACAATGCTGTATATATGTAACTCTCCCTGGTAACGATATTTGCAATAGCTAGCTCATCAACAGGTTTAATTCCAACTACACGTGGATCAATGGTTAATTCATTCTTTGGATCAAGTGTTAATTTATCAACACAAGTAGAAATGTCTGAACTTGATATATTATAAAATGGATCATTTTTTAGAGGTTTCTGTGATTCTAAAGTTGGTACATTTGTAAAGCCAAACAGTCTTGCAATATTTGCAACGGCACTAGCTCCAATGGTGGTAGCAGTAGCAAATTTACCAATTATAGGCACATCTCTCAATTTTGCACCAAGTTTAGCCACTGCAGATGCAGGACCTGAAATAGGACCTTCATACTCGTCTGACTGTAAGGCCAAATTGACAGTAGGACCACAGAGTCTAACATCTTCAGCCCACGCAAAAACTGTAACATTCACAGATTGCCCAGTCACATTGTTGCAATTTTGTAATCTCACTATCTCAGTGACTATTATCTCACCCATGTTATCAAATTCGGACGCAGAATTTACTCTGATCCAATTTTTGTTATTAACATAGGGCAATACAATTTCACCACCTTGACAATTTTGAGGATACAGATACACATGTGGCCTCTGGGAAAGAGATACAAATTGTGCCTGGCGATTTGCAGTTGATGTCGAGATTCGACATTGATTAAAAGCCTGTTTAGGTTGGTATGAAACCAATCCTAACCCATAATAAAAGGGGGAAGCATTAATCATAAACTTTAAATGCAAATTACAAGATATAAACGCATAATTATCAAGCTTCTTCTTTACACGAACATCATCAAAATACAATCGCCATGGTTGAAATACTTGAGTTAATGATGCATCCTCAACCCAATCAAATTGTTTGATTGTAACGGGTCTTGAAAAGAAATTCTTCAAGTCCATATCTGGAGCGTATCCATCATAGAAAGTATTATCAGCGATTGGATTAAATCTTACCACTGAACCAGTATTAGAATCTGCATAATGTAGATTTATTTGAGAAGCTTCATTGGAATCTACATCAGATGCAGATGCTAATGGAACTTCATGATTAATTGCGGATTGCGATCCGCCCGCCATAGTAGTCTCGTCACTATGGTCAACGTTGGTCGAGCCGACATTGCTCGCCATGCTTTTATTTTGATTTGAAACTGGTTTATAAGACTAAATGGCTAGTTGGGCCATCTAGAATTGTGCTATCTTCCTTAGCACTGTCACTACTTTGGTCAAGTGTTTGTGATATACTTGGTTCTTCACCTAAGCAAAATTTCTCATTAAAAGCTTTCGGTTGTGTGGATTCCTCCACACTAATTTTATATTTTTCCAAATAGTAATCAAAGGACTTTAATTCCTTCTTTGAAAACCTAGCATACCATTCCCTCAATTTTATATGTTTTTGATCAAATATATCCCTGCCATATTGGAAATACTCCATAGAAGCACTTTCAATAACCTGAGCCATTTGATCCTCCTTAGTAATAGCTTTACTACGATTCCAAATGTACATTGATTTAAATATTGATTCTTCTTCTAATGGTGCCAAGAATGTTTCAGTTTCCTTATTATAAGAAAAGGATCTTTTTAAAAATTGAATTTGGTCCCTTTTGGAAAACGGTTGTGCATTGCTAGATTTTGCAGCATCAGTAAATTTAATGTTCCACCGGGAAAATACTTCAGAGATAGTAACAAAATTAAATTCATCACAAACTTCATCAGTAACAGTACAAACAACATCATCACCATAAGTTATGGGTCTGACGTTTTGGAAAAAATCTGTTCTCCCAGTTGTTGCGTTGTATGCAGCAATAAATCTAAAAACATTTACTATACAATTAATAATAACTGTTAGTGGGTTGCCCGAAGGATTCCCACCCATAAATGAGAGGACTGATCCATCATAGTCAATAACTGCTTGAACCATATCTTCCTTTATAGCTTGCATCACTGTTATATCCTCATCAGAGAAATAACCAAAATGGACTGAAATGGCGATAAGAAAGTCCATAGCCCTTGCTACTTCAAGTCTACTCATGCCTTTATCAAAGGCAGAATAATCTCCATCCAACCAATTTGGAAACTCACTTAGGTAGGATGTCAATTCATGCCATTCGCAAGAACTAGCATTTATTCCGACTGCTAAACAAAATATGTATGGATTTTCTTGTAGCAGCTTTACAATAGGAATAAAATATTCCCTTACAATCATAATGAAAGGAAAAGATGCTGCCATAAAAACTCTCGTTTTACCAGCTTGTGCTTTCTCCAACGTAACCGCTTCATCCTTTAATGTAGCTTTAAACACAGCATGTGCACGCTGGGACTGTTTATATAAATCCAACATGACCTTCCTATCTTCCATTATCTCGTCAGTGGGGATAACCCCATTGGGATAAATGTCACTAATCCAATCTTCCAAATAATAAAGTTTACTCCTATTGTAAGGAAACCCTGCTGATGTTGATCTGTTAATCCCATCAAAGAATCTAATTTGAGGTTTTCCATTAACCGCCATAATAGGTGGCATAGGCTTCAAATAATCAATCTTCAAATTTTCAGGGAAAGATTCTACAACATGTTCTAAAAACAAGGTTGCTGCCAAATCAACAAAATCTCGCGTTATAATTGTTGGATTTGTATACTGCCGAAGCGCAATATTAAAAGGTTTCCAGGTCATATCAGGTTTTGTATATTGTTTTTTAATAAAAGGCTTCACTTCTTCACACAATGGTGTAAATTCAACTAACGAGTTCGCAGAGCTTCTAGTCTCCGTTGTTCCATAATATACATAATTTTTTGGACATTCCAAAAAATCTAAATGAGACCTAGTTGCTGATGTTGCCTTAAAAGAGCTCTTCTTCAACAAAGGTGCGAAGTCATCTTCAATCCTAGGATATGTTTTCTCTATACACTTTTGAAACTCTTCAAGAATCTCCCTATATGCACAACAAACAATTACGCGTTTTGGTAAAATGTAACTCGGATTTTTCTCCCCCATTGAATGGATGCCCAATATAACTGGGCCAAAACCAGACCACGCAATGTGCAATCCTCCACTGAAACCATAAGCTGTAGGTTTCTCTGCAATACTTTCCTTAAATGGAAATTCTGAACTTACACCATCTAAAATTTTACTAGCATGTTCAAATTTACTATATTGCTTAGTACCTATTTGCTGTAAAGTGGAGTCCTTGGATCTATATACAAGAGTGCCCTCATAAGATGCAGAGGCAAATTCTTTAGATGCAAAGTATTGGGTTATGCATTTGCGTCGAGGAAAATTTTCATGAAACAAAATAACCAAATCAGACCCTTCAATTCTATATACATCATTAGACATAATAACTGAAGTGAAAACAGGGCCTCCATCGTGAAACTCCAAATGTAGAGCGATATTACTTTCCATCGCCCTAGCAAATGAATGATAATTTGCTATATAAAAATACGATCCCAAACAAACCATCTGAAAATGAGTTGTTACAGAACCTAAATCCTTAGAGAAAGACATCTTCACTTGAAAAATATTTCGCCCAATTTTTTTAATAAAATCTTGTTGTGACATATTTTTTGCTGTCCCGGATGCCTTGCCAGAATCAAACTGCGTAACCTGACGTTTATTTGGGTTATATGGATTTGATTTAAATTTTTCATCCTTCTTAAAATCCAAAGGAGTAGATTGAGATTCCAACTCCCTGTACTTCTTATAAAAGTACAGAATTGCCAGAGATCCTACAATGGATGACACCACAATCTGTTTCTTTGTAGCATTTTTTCCAATAAAAAACCAATAATGTGCGGAATGTATACTACCTTTTATCCTAAAATAATTTGCTATAATCCATCCCATCGAATGGTACATTTTATTAAAATACCAGGGATACCACTCCTTATGACTATATTTTAAATGATAGTAAGAAAGTGTGGCAAACGAGTAAAAAATTAAAGGCTCGAACCATACTGCGTAACTATTAAATATGAAAGGAGTTAAACATAAAAATGCCAAAAAACCAAATCCAATTTTTGCAAATATTATAGACAATACTAAAGATAATAAATTCATTCTACCAGAATTAGTCCAGCTCTGCTGTGCAAAATGTTTCAAGGTGCGTAGCGCTGATTCTGCATTAATAAAATACTCATCAACTTCATCTTTTGGTAAATCTGGAACCATATTACTTGTATCATTCGGATCACCAAATAAGCTCCTCCAAACGCAGAAATCTACGAGTGATTGGGGAGCTAAACCCTCTGGCTCACAGTGGCACATTCCCTCAGGTAAGTGACATTGTGTACATATTTCTGTTTTTCCTATCCTATTTAAAGACACTTGCATTGATTTATTTGCACTTTCATGTGTTACAACAGCATGATGGTACCATTCAAGAAATGTCTTTAAATCCACTTTGTCCATTAAAATGTCATTATATTTAATTCTCTGGTATCTAACGGGACCTGGCTTGACATGGGCATGACCCTCTTTAGAAACAGCAAAGCTCATTTGTATCTTATCAACACAAAACACCCAAAAATCGGGAAATGCATTCCCAGGATTATCTTCTATCCACTTCTGGGCAGCAACCGTATCCAATTTACCATCCTTATCAAACTCCTCTTTTAATAAAGGAGTTATTATAATTGGTAACCTCCTGGCAGCGGCAGCGGGGAAAGAAAAATAATGCCTAAAATTTAAATGTTTCACATTAGTGGAAGCTAAAACTTGTCTACACCTCATTGGTGCTTTCCCTTTATCCTGCAAGTCTGCTTGAATAGTATTATAAGGAGTAATACCAGCTATTCCAAACAAATATTGCATCGAATAATCCTCCATTTTTGCTTCTGGGTTAATATTACCCATGTCATCTACATGTACGCACCACATACTAGGTTTATAATTATCCATATGTTTATTTGCTGCATTAAGATCGTATCTAAACTCAGGTCCATATGGTAAATTAGCTGCAGCAGCATGATATCTAAATAACATAGCAATAATTGAAGATTTGCCAATACTAGAATTACCAAATACTAATGCACAAAATGGCATGTCTCTCGGCTTCGTTGCAATTACATGAGTTTTACACTCCGTCAACATAGTTTTGAAAGTCGAAACATAATTCAGAACTCTGAAGAACTCAGGATTACGTAACCTCTTCATTGATTGAGCAATTATATCACCATCCCTAATAAGGACTTCAAGATTTACTAGAAATTGACTCTCAGTAAATCCAAAAGCTTCCGGATTGTGTAACATTCCAAATTGTTCACGAATCAAAACTGATCGTTCGTACCACTTGGAATAATTATCTCCTGTATGATAGAGATAGTTTATGTCCCTATGTTGAATGGTTAACGAAAGTTTTTCCATTATAGAAATAGCTGAATTAACAAGAGTCATAATGAAATCTGGATGGTAAACAGTGGTTGTATGTTGTTTACTAAACTTTTTATAAAAATTGAAATCTGGTTTTTCTTTATATCCCATAAACACAGTAGCAGCTATTACACTATTAAAAACATTCATAATTTGTGTTACTATTTCACTGTTGCGAAAAAGGGCATAATGTTCAGAAATATCTTTAAAAGTATATTTAGACTCGGCTACAAGTTCTTCATTGATTTTAGCATTGTAGGCTGTAACAAAATGATCAATACATGATTCCATATACTCTTTCAAATGCTTAGAGACTTGGTCTTTCGTTCGTAAATACAACCAACTACATGCAATAACATCAAATATATTTTTGCACCGAATTAGGCTATATACATAGGCTATTATGTCACAATTTACTAAACTTAAAGGATTATGGAAATCAATTACTTCCAATGATTCAGGTTGTAAATCAAAATAATTAGATTCTTCTGTAACTGTTTTTCCTTTCATGATAAATTTCTTTCCCTGTAGTTTTCGTAAAATAGCTACAAAGGTCTCGAAGTGCTCTAATTCAACACCCTCGAGATCGTAAGGAATTCCATCTATTCTTATTCTATCAATATCGGATTCCAATTCAACTCTATAAATATTCTCTTCGGATGTAACTTTAAAAGTTTTCCCTCCTGATTTAAATTGGTAAGAAGTAAGTGTTAAGTCTGGATAATCTCTAGCAGAAACTGCTAAATCTTGTATTAAATTTTTTGCTTGCTTCTTATTCTTTTTAAAATTCTGTGGACTAATACTACTTAATCCTTCAATAAAATCCACCTTGGTATCCCTTGGAAATATTTCCAATTGTGGTGGCAATTTAAACTTGAACGAACGGCATAAAGCCGGTACGTTTCTTGATTTATTATCGCTGTTCCCTTGTTTTATACCTACGGACTGGCGGGTACCAGTGGCGGCGTCGCTTTTGTTTAAATCTTGTCTGTTCATCATATTAAAATTGAGAAATTTTGACATGCTAGACATGACCCTGGACAACGAAGAGTTATAGAGAAATCGTTCCGGATTCTCTTGTATGAGGTTCATTAAGTCCCATACTATCTCAAATTGAGATAAAATAATTTATATAAAAGGAGCTCAATTCCTTTCCGGCTCATAAAATTTCATTATGGTCTGTATCGCTTCCTACAAACGTGGCCTGGCACTATATTTAATTTTATTTTTATTTTATAATGTTTATTATTTTTATAATTTTATATTTTTTATATTTTAAATTGTTAATGAGCATAATATGAAGGGCTTCACACCCTTCTGGTAGTTGAATAGTAATACTATAGATATAAACTACTAAGGTTATCTTAAATAACCAATAATATGACCAAAAGGTCTTAAGATTTTGATTTAGTCAAAATCTATAAAAAACTAGAGATCGTAGAGAAAATTATTATCTAAAAGATATAAATAACTGAGTTTCATCGAACATATTTACTAAGTAAGTAGATATGCTGTGTTCAAGCTCAAAAATTTACTCTGTAAATAAATAAAATGTAGTTTCTCAAGCTACATTCTCCGACAACTCCCATAAGGGAGGAGATCCAATAACTATATATACGCGTAAAAGCG